AACATGACTAACTCTGATTGGGAAGGTGAAATCAAATCTGCTGGTGATACAGTACATATTTCTACTCCAGACTTGTCTAACATTGTTATTGGTGAAGGTATTGTTCCAGATACAACTTCTGTATATCCTAAATCAATTACTTTAACTATTGACAAATCTAAATCTTTCCAATTCAAATTCAACGATATCGAACAGGCTCAGTCTCAGTTCAACATGATGGAAGGTTACATGAGTTCTGCTAACGAATTGATGATGATTGAAGTTAATAAAGAATTAGAAGAAGCAGTTCTTGCTGACGCTGATGTTCCGCAAATTGGTTACGGTGTTGTTGCTGATACTGACTCAGCTGCTTTCACTTTCAATGCTTCAACAATCAACCAAGCATTCAACAGAATTAAAAGAACACTTCAGGACAACAAAGCTTTGTCTCCTGCTGGTTTCTATACATTCAAGGGTAACAAAGAACAGGCTTTACAGCTTGCTCCTGTAGTAACTATTTCTCCAGCATTGTTTGAAGAATTGGTTAACTCAACTGTACTTACTCACCCAACTACACAAGGTGATGATATCCTTTATAAAGGTGTTGTAGGTCAGATTGCTGGTATGAAGATATTTGTTGATACTATCTTATCTACAATCTCTGGTAATGATGGAACTAAATACTATGTTGCTGATGAAGCCAACAGACAGTATGTTGTTATTGCTGGTACTAAGATGGGTATTACATTTGCTGAACAGTATAACAAAGTAGAAAAACTTAGAGACCCTCAGACATTCGCTGATATCGGTCGTGCTTTGTACCTCTATGGTTACAAAATCACTAACCCTAAATCACTTGTTAAAGGTGTTCTTAAGTTTAGTGCTTAATGATTTTATAGGGAGGGTTTATTCCCTCCCTTTTTATAATAAGGAGTAATTAATGGGGCGTAACTATTTAGACCTTTGCAACGAGGTTATAAACTTAATGAGCTATCTACCAGTAACTTCATTGGAGGGGTTAAATACTCCAGAGGGTAGACTTATAAAACAAAAAATGAATGAAGTTCTAAGAGAGCTTTGTTGCGGAGAACACGATACTTGGAAGTTTAGAGAAAGAGAACAATCATTCTATACATTTGAAGGTATGGACAAATATCCATTGCCAGAAGGTTATATAGTTTATATAAGACCAGATGACGAAACAAATAGACCTCCTTTAATTTATAATATGGAACATAAATATCTTCCTATGAGCACAAATGGACAGCCAATTTATTATTGGATATACGAAGGAAAGATAAGATTATTTCCATGTCCTGGTAAGGGAGAGGATGGAGTTAAGTATAACATTAAATACTTAACAGATAAATATGCTGTAGACCAAAATGGATGTCCTAAAGATATTATGACAGATGCTACTGATGAGCCAATTATACCAGAAGGATATCGTTCTTTATTAGTATATGGAGTAGTAAGAGATTTTAGAGCAGAACTTGGAGACCCTAAATCAGAGTTCTATAGAAGAAAATATAATGCGTTGTACTCAAAAATGTTGAGCAATCAACGATTAACAGAAGATTATTTTAAGGGTGGTAAGGTATTAGGATATAGACCTACTAGTTTAGAGGCGAAGATAGCAGCCTTTAGAAATCCTTATGTTGGTAATTTAAGAGGAACCTATGAGTAAGATAAAATCACAGATAAGCTTCTATGATTTAACTGGTGGAATAAATAATGTTGATACAATGGAAAGGTTTAACTCCAGTCCTAGAAAAACAGAAACACCAGATATGTTGAATGTTGAGTATTATAAACTTGGTGGTATTAAAACTATGGAAGGTAATACTCAGGTAGGCTCAACACAACTTGCTCCTATCGTAGGTGGATGGGAATACACCAAAGGTAATGATAGATATATGATTATTGCCTTAAGAACTGGAGAGTTAAAAGTATATCTTTCGCAAGAAGTTGACGATGAAATAGTATATGATTTTGTTGAGGTTTATAAATTCCCAAGTAACTCTAATAGAGTAAGTTTTTGTAATATGAATAATGGTGTCGTAGCCACCAACGGTATAGATGACCCAGTGTTTTATGAATATGGAAGACACCAAGATATATCTGGTAAAGTTGCTGTTACTGGTGGAAGTGTTACTGGTACATCAACAAAGTTTACCACACAACTTAAAGTTGGAACTAAAATAGAAATAGATAGCGGAGCATATAAAGTAGATACTATAACTAGTGATACTGCTATGACTATTGTAAACTGGGATGATGGAGACACTCCTTCATTAAGTTTAAGTGACCAAACTGTATATATAACAGAAATATCACCTTGTTGTGCTACATTAGTAAATAGCCAACCAGAACCAGGAGCTGAAGATTTACATACACCAATAAGAGGTACAGCAATTCAGTATTATAATGGTAGACTTTGGATAGGTACTGATAATGGTTTGTTTTATTCTGCCGTTGGTTTATATGATAACTGGGATATACAAAGTGATGCTGGTGTTTTATATTCTGTATATAATGATACTTCTGAAATACAAGCGCTTGGTCTATATTCAGACTATATGTTAGTCCATAAGAAGTATAACACATATTTATTAACTTGTACTGGTAATAGTACAACAATAGAATTAAGACCATATAGTAATGTTACTTGTAATAGTCAACAATCATTTGTTGTAAGTAATACTAAATACTTCGTATATTCTCGTGAGCATAGAGATATATTCCCTCTTTCAACAAGAACTATATTTAGTGATAGATATCTTGGAGAGGCTATAACTGATAAGGTTAGAAATATATTTCAACAACTTAATGATAATGATACAAAGAGTATATTCTGTGTTACACTACCAAGAAAAAGATGGATGTTATTTTATTTACCATTAGTCAGTGGTGCTGGTAGTAACTATGCTTTAATATATGATTTTCAAACTAAATCATTTTTAGCTAGACAATTACCATTAAGTCAGTTTGTTACAATAGCATTTAATTTTAATAGTAATGTTTATGTAGGAACATATGATGGTAAAGTATTAAAAGAATTCAATGGTCAAACATTTAACGGTGAAAATATGAACGCACATTATAAATCACCTTGGTTTGATTGGGCAGATAATTATACTCATTCATTCTCTGAGTTTGTAATAAGCTTATCGCCAGAACTAAATAACAATTTTAAACTTCGTACATTTAAAGACGGTGATAGCCCATATGAAACTAGAGTTATAGATACAAACGAAATGATTACAACTGGCTTGATATGGGATGGTGATGAGCATTTAGAAGAAAACAATACTATGTGGGACCAAGATGTTTGGACTGCTGGTACATTTACAAGTTTAAGAATGTTGTTGCCAAACAATGTGTTTGAACAATTCCAATTAGAAATATATATAGATGGTGAAGATAACCAAGGATTTGCAATAGATGGATACGCATTTAGAAGATTGCGTACAGATGAAGCTCCTTGGTAGAAAGAGGTAATATGGAACCAAGAAAATATGACTTTGTACAAGTCACACTGGAACCAGAAGATTATGAGAAGGTAAAAGAAGTTTATCGCCTTCATAAAGAACAAAAAAGAATATTATTTAACCTTTCTTCTGGTATATCATCCGATGAGGAAATAATGGAGTGTCTTAAAGACGCAATAGAAAATCAAATAGTTCTATTAGCTATAGATACCACTACTGGTAAATATGCGGCTATGATAGGATGCGAAGATATTAGAATATTTAATGATGAAATCATTAATATGAAATGTCATATAGTCGTTAGTAAAAGATATTGGGGTCCAGAAAGTAGAAAAATAATATTTGATTGGTACAGGTTTATAGAAGAAACAATGAAACCAGTAAGAAGGTTAGAAGCTTTCGTACCATCTAACGCTTATGGTATAATAAAACTATTAAAAGATGTAGGTTTTAAAATAGAAGGTACATTAAAGAATAGATTAGTATATCCTAATAAAGATAATGTACCTACTAAATATAATGAATTAGTATATAGTAAAATAAATTAGGGGAAAAAGAATGAGTTTTGGTTCTGAAAAAAAGTCAGCTCCTCAATTTGAGGAATTTCAAGACACTCCTTGGATAACACAAGCTAGGGATATAGCTGACATAGGTGGACAAGGTGTATTAGATAATTATAAGAATGTAGATTGGTTTGACGATGCTACAAAATCTAGTATAGAGTCGAGAAACAATGAAGTGTATCGTAGAGCTTTTAACGATATGAATAGACAGTATAATAATATTATGAATGATTATGCTGCTCGAAATTATAATAGATTTGGAACTCTAAACGCTACACCGTCTGCATATCTAACAGATGAATACAAAAGAGATTTCCAGAGACAGATGGATGATTTGGCTTATAATAAAGCTGTTAACTATGAAAACTTAGTTAACAATGAGTTACAGCGTAGATATAATACTCTTGATATGTATCATAACTTATATCAATATGGTGCAACTCCTCATCAAATTGATATTGATAACTGGAATACTAGAAACACTAATAAGAGCATGGCGTGGAATGCGCAGAATGCTTCAAGTAGTGGAAGTAATGGATTAGGTAGTTTGTTATCTGCTTTAGGCACAATGAGCGGTGCGTTTATTGGCGCAGGACGAGGCGGAGGACAAGGTGGAGGAGTACAATAATGAGTTTTGGAAATAGTGGAAATATAGATAATTCCTCATATAGTTTAGATGGAGGTCTTGGTAATTTTGGTAATACTGGTTTTGAGAGTGTACCAGTAGAAGGTTTTAAGACTGACTCAAACGGTTATGAAATATATCCAGACTGGGTTACAGAAGGCATATCTCAAGATGATTATGGAAATTCTTCTGGAGGAAGAAATTGGGGTAGTTTGATAAATACGCTTGGTAGATTAGGAACTGGGTTGCTAGGTGGAGCTGCAGATTATAGTGCAAACTCTAATCAACAAAATTATCTTCCATATATAAAATGGTTAGGTCATGGCTTAGCGGATTTTGGTGCATTAAATAATGCTTCTAACAAACAACAAGCCCTGAACAATGCATATGGTAATACATTAATGTTAAGTAGTTTATTTGGTAGAGGTTTTGGAAGAAAAAGAGATACTATAGACCCATTACCAAAAGATGTTAATATATAGTTAGGATATATAAATGGGAAGTTTATTTAGTAAAGATTATCAAAACAACAAGATGTATTATAATAATCAAAGCAATAATTATAATACAAATAATTATGGATATAATAATTCTAGCAACAAATTTAATAAAACAATAAATGATATGTTTGGATTAGGTAAAGATTTATTTTCTAGTTACCAAGGAATGGAAGGTGCTGGAGGAAGTTATTTCCCATTAATAGGTGGGTTGGTAAACTCTGGTACCAAAGCTTTAAATGGTGGTAGTTGGAAAGATGATGTACCTCAAGCATTCTTTGGGATAGATAATGAAAAAGATAGCGATACAATGCAAACATTAAAAGGAGCTGGTAAGGGTGCTATGATGGGTACTGCAATATTCCCAGGTATAGGAACTGCAATAGGGGCTTTACTTGGAGCTGGTGCTAGTTTCTTAGATGATATTTAGGAGAAAATAAATGACACAAGGATATAATAATATGAGTGCATATCAACAAATGATTGCTGAAAGCTCTCCAGCATTTATAGATGAGTATGGTATAGCTAATGGTATTGTACAACCGAAAGTAAAACCACAAGTAATTAAAAATCAAAACCCTTCTCTGATGAGACAACTATCAAGAAATGTAGGTCAAACTGGAAAGGCGTTATCAAATGTTGGTAAAGCAAGTTCTAAAGTTGGAGGTAAAGCTGTTCCAGCATTAGGAGTTGGTCTCACTGGATATGATATATATAGGTCTAATGCTATAGCTGATGAGCTTGAAAAGATAAACAAAGTAAAGCCAAACACTGTACCTAAAGGCGCAATAGATTATTATAGAAATAAAGCGAGAGCTATAGGAGCTGGTGCTATATTAGGAACTGGTGCTGGCGCCGTATTGGGTAGCGGAGCTTTCTCTGTTCCTGGAGCCGCAGTTGGATTAGGTACTGGAGGAAGTCTTGCAGATGGTATATATCAATTATTCCAATCTAGAAATCCTTACAAAGAATATTTAATATCTCCAGAAGAAGCTAAGCTTTTAGAAGAATATTATAGGAATGCAAATGGAAGCAAAAACAATCAGCCTACAAATACTCCTAATAGTGATGTGCCTCCTGGTACTGTTCCTTATAATCCAGAAAGTGATGGATATGATTTATCTGATATACCTCAAGTTAGTACTAGAAATAGTCAGGTTGCAAAAGCAAATGCAATAGCAAAACAAATTAATGAGTCAACGCAACAAAATGCGCAACCTATTACTACTGACGATAAAGAAGAAATATTAAAACAATATATTGCTATGTTAAAAGATAGAAATGCTCCTTATATAAAAGCATTAAATAGTTATCTATCTAACTATCCTAGATTGTTAGACCAATCTGCAAGGAATGATTTATATTTCTATGGAGCAAATCTGGCAAAAGGATTAAACCCTAGAGCTGGTGAAAAGTTCAACCAAGTTAAGAACTATGAAAATATGGTAGGAATAGTTAAAGCTATAGAAGATGCTAAGAATGCTGGCGTTGATTACGCTAATGAAGTAACTGGCAATATGGATGTAGCTCAAACTCTTGGATTATCACCTCAGGCGGCTTATGCTAATAAGAATTTACTATCTGCTTATTCTATGGGAGAAAGAGACAAGGTAAGACAAGCAATAGCAAATGCTAATTACTTAACAAAATTATACGGTATAGATAGCAGAGCGGCTTTACAACTTACTCTACAACAGATGAAGAATGAAAACGCCGCTAATGTAGCTAGGATATATATGGGATTAACAGAAGGTGCTCCAGCCGTTGGCTTAACTCCTACTGGAAAACCTCAGCAAACACAGACTCGTAGTGCAGACCCAAGGCAACAATTTTTTGATTAAGGAAAACAATGGTAGATTTATATTCAAAAGATAGTATAATACAATACGGAAAAAGCAAAGGATATTCCGATAGAGATATAAATAGGGCTTTAAGTAAAGCTAAAAATAGTCTTGTTGAATATGGTATAGAACAAGGATATAGTGGTAGCAAAATAAATAAAGGGCTAAATAAAGCTGGCTACGATAATTATAATCCATTATTTACCAAGAAGAACTGGGAAAACTTTATTCCTAATTTTAGAGAGAATGCTGGTGAGTTCGCTCGTAATGCTAGAACTATATCTGGTCAAATAATAAAACCTTATATAGATGATATAAATTCGCCTAAAGGCGAGAGAATGTCTCGTATGAGAGATAGATTTATAAAAGCAATTACTAGTGATGAGAGTAGAAGAACTGCGTTAGGTGGTGCTGCTGGTTCTATTGCTGGCGCTGTAGCAACGCCTATATTAAGAAATATACCAGTAGTTAAATATCTTAACCCTGGAGTGTTTGGAGGCGGTGTTATTGGGGCTCTGAGTGGTCTTATGGGAGGTCCTAAGGAATTAGGTAATGCCATAGCATCTACTTATGATACTAATCTTAATGAGATGTGGAATGAGCCTGGTAAGGCTATACAGAATATAGGTCAAGGTGCTTTTAAAAATCCTATGTATTCTACATTGGATGTAATGTCAATAGGAGGAGCTAAAGCTGGTGGTAAAGCTCTTGAGGCAATAGGCAATATTGTTCCAGAAACTGATAACTTAGCGCTAGCATCTATATTACAGCCTAAGAAATTAAGAGATTTCAACAAAACAGCTACTGACCTTATAACATCTGCTAGGTCTGATAATGCAGATATGCTTGGTGCTTTTGAAAGATTAAATTCAGACCCAACAATAAATAGACTAGAGTTGGCTAAAGACCTTATTACTAATGATGGTAAGCTAAATGCAAAAGAAAAAGATATTTCTAGAGCAATTAAAAGCGCAATGGGTGAAGCACAAATTAAACTAGCCGCTAATCATATACTTGATATAGATAAATCTATTAATAATAATATAGCTCAATACGCTATGCAAAAATTAAGAGATAAGGTACCAGATATTATCCAAATGGATTTAAATAATTATCTCGAAACTGGTAATGTATCTGGTAGGCTTGCTGAAGCTGTAGCACAAAACCCTGCTTTAAGACAAGAAGTAGATGCTGTTATAAATACAGCTAGAGACTTACAGAAAAACGGTGACTTATCTTATATAACTCAGATATTAGTAAAATCTAAAGACCCTAGAAATGAAATATTAGCTGGTCAACTAGCAAAAGAAGCTGGTGCAAAAGATTACTTCTCTACTCAAAGATATATAGGTAGAGGTACTTATCAAGAGATAGCTGATGTACTTGATGAAAGTATAAAATTCCAGATGTCTCAGATATCTAAAGCATTAGAGTCTAATGATGTAGTCAAAGGACTTCTTAAGAAAGGTGATATAGCCGAGTTAGCACAAGCTAAAACTGCAATACCAGAAGGTAAAATTGGTATATCAACTAAAAAGTTAGAAGAAGAACTTGCTAAACAAGCATCCGCTGGTGGTGAAATAGATATAAGTAGAGCTCTATCTAGAGCTAAGGTTTCATCAGAGGCTGATAATTCTACTTATATTTTAAGTAAACTATATTCAAAAGCTATAGACAATATGTTTAAAGAAGGTCCTAGAGGAAGTGGTAGACATTTACTTACTGCATTTAAGAAATCTGTTCTTGCTCAACCACACTGGATAGCTCTTAACAGAGCTGGTAACTGGACAAATATGAGTATGGCTGGGGTAGGTTTAAACGATATAGCTGATGCTTGGAATTATAGAAATATAATACCAAGACAATTAATGCAACAGACATCATTTAATAACTATCTTGGAACAACTGCTAGCGGAGCTAGGACATCTACATTAGCTAATTCTTTATCTAAACCTTGGAATAATATGGGTAGGGCTTGGAAACAATTTAAGAATAGCGATAAAACATTAGAAGATATCGGAAAGGTTGTTGCCGAAACATATTCAAATATAAGTGATACTACTGCTAACTTATTCTTTAACTTAGAGTCAAAAGCTGAAACTATGGATAGATATGCCGATATGATTATGCATGCTAAAGCAATGGCTAATAAAACTGGTGGTAAATGGCAAGACATAATCAAGAAAGCTAATGATGATAAGAGTTTATTCAATAAGTTAAATAATGAAGTAAATAAAGATTTAGGTGATTATGTAGGTAAAAACTATGCATTGCCTACTGGTTATTATACTACATTATCAGAAACTGTACCTTTCTATAGGTTCTTAACACAGACTGGTCGTACATCGCTTCACCAGTTAGCAAACCATCCGATGGGTATACAATCATCTGTAATAACTCCAAGTAGAGTTGGTGGTCCACTGTCAGAACAAATTATTCAAGATAATAAGTTCGATAGAGATAAATACCAAGGTGGAGTACCTTATAGAAAAGACCCAGTTGATGATAGTATAAGAACTATAGGTGGTGAGCCGTTACCTTTACAAAGCGTAATGAGCGAAACTATAGGTGGTAATGGTTTGGATTGGTTAGGATTAGTATCGCCTGGATATAAGATTGTATCTGATACATTATCTTACAAAAAAGGTGGTAAATATACTCCATCTTCAAAGAGATTATCAGAACTAAAAAAATCTAAAAACCCTAAGGACCAAGCTCTAGCTAAGAACTATAAACCAACGCTTGGTGAACAACTAGCATTTGGATTACAACAAGGACTTAGTGCTACACTTAACCCTTATGCTCAGATGCGTACTTATATACCAGAAATATATGGTACGGTTACAAATAAACCTATAGGAAGGTATTATGATGCGTCTATATTACCAATACCAAGTAATACTAATTACAGTTCACCGCTTAGGTTAACTCCAGCAGAACAACTAATGAGATGGTTTGGTATACAATCCAAGACAAATTATAAAACTAAACCTAAAAAGCCTAATAAAAATTCTTTTAGATATTCATCACAAGCTTCTCAAAAAGAAGAAAAGAACAAAGAAAGGATAAGAAATGGTAGATAATATAAGTAAGCCATTTAATTTTACATCTAATACTTACGCTAAAGCAAGTGAAGTTAATGCTGACTTTGATACATTGTATACTGGTGTAAATACTTGTATTAACCAAGTAAACACAAATACTACTAATATAACTAATCTAGGCACAAGTAAAGCTGATAAAAATGGTAGTAGTTCTAATACATTTTCTGTAGCAGACCCAGTCTATGGAACTGACGCTGTCAATAAGCAATCTATGATGAGTGCAATAGGAAATTCTATTGACTATATTGGTGGATTAAAAGTATCAAAAGATGCGAACCAGACAATATTAGTTACTGCTGGTAGTTGTTACGACTACGACCGTACTGTTTTACTTAAGCTTGATAGCAATACCACAAAGCAAGACACCACATTAGGTGCAAGTGCTAATTATTATGTCTATATTATCGGTGATGACACAGGTACATCAATAGATATATTAATATCATCAAATTCATCGACACCTTCTTTGCCAGCTGGTTATACAAAATACAGAAGAATAGCCAGGTTCACAACTGACGCAAGTAAATATATAGACATAATATATAATGGTGGTTCATCTACACCAGATGCAACTGCAGTTATTATAGGCTCATATGTTAGTAGTACGAGTGGTTGGATATTATATTCTAATAAATTATGTATACAATGGGGTAGATTAACTACATCTGCACAAGGACATAATAAAAATATAAATCTGCATAAAACATATGCTAATACAAATTATAATATATTATTACAGCAATATGGTGGTGGAAATGGTTCAGCTGAATATCAAAACATTCAGTTTATAGAGGCTGGTTCTATTACTGCTAGTAAGTTCCAAATATTTAATGGACCATATTCGTCAGCGATACATTGGCGCACTTATGGTTATGTAGCTTAAGGAGGTATAAATGGAAATTAAAGCTGAATTATTAGAGCCATATACTGATATTCAAAAATTTGAATTTATAGAAATGGCTAATGATAATAACTATTCTGTTGAGTATTGTGCAGATAAATTAGAGGCTTGGGGATATACTCAAGAGGAGGAAGAAGAAATAGAAAGAGAAAGAATATCTCATCTTAAATGTACAAAAAGAGTATTAGCTCTTATCCTTGAACAATTAGGTTTTAGTTATAAAAATCAAATCAAACCTTTAATAGATGAAAACGATAGAGCATCTCTTGAATGGGAGTTATGTGTAGAATTAGAAAGATGTAATCCTTTATTAGATATATTTGGACAACAGCTAGGTATATCTTCTGAACAAATAGATGCCATATTTAAGTATGCAAACGGAGAAATAGAAACCTTGGAGGTTGAATAATGAGCGAATTAATATTACCTATTAAGCAAGGTGAAGAATTGAATATAGGATTTACCGTTAAAGAAGATAATAACCCAATGAACTTATCTACTTATACAATTAGATTTCAAGTAAAAAAAGTTCCTTTGGTAAATGCTCCAGCTATTGTAGATAAAGAAATAACTACAGTAAGTGATATAAATGAAGTAGGAAGAATTAACTATCCATTACAAGGGCAGTTTGTTGTTCATCTTAAAGAAGAAGATACTTCATTCCCACCTGGCGAATATGCTTTAATTATAGCTGTAGAAGGTGAAAACTATATAGATATTATTTCAAGTAAATGTTGTAACAAAGCAATATATAAGATATGTGAACAATAAGAGGTAATGATGCCTGATATAGATAGAGATATATCAATAGACCAAATAGATTATACTATAGATATTAACAATTTAGATTATACTATAGAATTAAAACAGCAGCCAGAATATGTTATAGAACTAAATGAACAAGGACCACAGGGTCCACAAGGATACACTGGTAATGGTATAGAGTCTTATGAGCTAACAGAAACTATAGGTTTAACTGATACATATACAATAACATTTACAGATGGTAATACAACAGAGGTAAATGTAGTTAATGGCAAAGGTATAGAAAGTATAGAATTAACATCTACAGAAGGATTAGTTGATACATATACTATTACTTATAATGATGGTGATACTTCTACATTTCAAGTTACAAATGGTAGAGATGGTATAGATGGAACTGACGGACAAGATGGACAATCTGCTGAAATAACTGGTGCTACTGCTACTATAGATAGCGGAGTAGGTACTCCTAGTGTTACAGTAACTACTGGAGGTACTTCTTTATCTAGGTCATTCGAATTTGCGTTTAGTAATTTAAAAGGCGCAGATGGAACTAATGGTCAAGACGGTGCTGATGGACAGGCGGCTACTATAAGTGTAGGTTCTGTTTCAACTGGTGCGGCTGGTACAAGCGCAAGCGTTGTAAATAGTGGTACAAGTTCAGCGGCTGTGTTAGATTTTACTATTCCTAAAGGTGATAAAGGAGACACAGGGAATAACGGCACAAATGCAACAATTACCAATGTAACGGCTAGTGTAGATGCAAATGTAGGTACACCTTCTGTAACCGTAACTGTTGGTGGTACTGAAAGTGCAAGAACTTTTGATTTCGCTTTTCATAATCTTAAAGGTGCTGACGGTACTGGAAGTGTAACAAGTGTCAATGGTCAGACAGGTAGTGTTGTTTTAACGGCTACTGATGTAGGGGCTTTATCCAATACTGTAACTATACCTACAACTACAAGCGAATTAGTTAACGATAGTGGATATATAACAGGTATAAATTCAAGTGATGTAACAACTGCTCTCGGATATACACCTTATGATGCAAGTAACCCTAACGGCTATACTTCTAATGTAGGTACTGTTACAAGTGTAAACAATGTACAACCTGTGGGCGGAAATGTTACGCTTGATATTTACTCAAGAAATATTGGTGAAATAGTTACATCTACTATACCATTAACTGATGCAGGATTACACTTGTTAGATGGTTCTTTGTTGCAGTATGGCAGTTATAAAGCCTTCATTGATTATATTGCTGAATTATATGATAGTGGTGATTATACTGCTATATTTGATACAGAAGCTAATTGGCAACAGTCTGTAACCAATTACGGTGTATGTGGTAAGTTTGTTTATGATAGCGTTAATAATACTGTAAGATTACCAAGAATAACTGGCATTATTGAAGGTACAACAGATTTAACTGCGTTGCTTGATTTAGTTCGAGCTGGATTACCAAATATTACTGGTCGTGTATTTGCTGGTTCTTCAAATGCTACTGGTGGTTATGTTTCACCTACTGGATGTTTTACGCAATCTGGAACTGGTGCAGACGCTTTTTATAAAGGAACTATAAATAGTGCAATAACATATTTTGATGCTTCTAGTTCATCTTCTATTTATGGAAGGTCTTCTAAAGTTCAACCACAAACAATAAAGGTTTTGTATTATATAGTTATTGCAACCACAACAAAAACAGATATTGAAGTTGATATTGACGAAATTGCAACAGACCTCAATAATAAAGCTGATATTACAGCTGTTGACGGTCAATGGGTATCCAGTTATTTATCAATAGCTAGTGGTGTATCAGCTCCAACATCAACTGCTTTAAGTTATAGTTTAGCAAATTATTTACCTAACGATGGATATATATATGAAGTAATGTTTTCTATGGTGGGTTCAACATCAACATCTGCAAGCTCTTATAATAGAGGGTATTTGTATAGTGATATAATAACTTCTGCTGTAGTAGTATTCTATCACAGAAACCCTCAAGGTAACTCAATATCAACAACTGATGGTGGAAATGCAATTATACCAATAGGGTTAGAAAGGAAGATATACATTTCTCCTTATGCTAATAATACAGGAACACTTAGTTTATATGCTACTGGCTATAGACGAATTGGAACAAATAGTTAGGAGGATTAATGTACTACGCATTTATAAAAAATAATCAGATTGACGGTGCAGGACAAGTTCAATGTCTTAACCCTGAAATACAAAATATAGAGATAACTCAAGAGGTTTACAACAATATAGACCATTATATATGGAATGGCTCAAATATTATACTTGACCCCGATTATGACGAAAAACAAAGGCAAAAGGAAGCTGAAAGAATTGCTCAACTTCATTTGACAAGAGGTGATGTGTTTAGAGCATTGCTGTTAGCAAGACAAGTAACTCGTTCACAGATAAGGGCATTAATAGAAGCTATGCCTGATGAAACACCTGAACAACAAATAGCGAAAGAATATGCATTAATAGACTTTGATGAAAGTCTAGACTTCTTTAGAGGTGTAGGTCTTATAGATACATTAGGTCAGCAATTAGGTATAAGTTCAGAAGCTATGACACAATTCTTTGAAACAAATGACTGGCATTATTTAGTACCTGATACAAGAAAGGGTTAGACATTATATGATAGTAATAACTCCAAATATTAGATATCAATCGATAGCGTTTGGATATTCTAGCAAATTAAAAGACCTATATAGACAAGGTAAACTTGAAGGATTAAAATCTTTTTCTGGTGAAGAACTAAAACATCCATCCATAGACCATATAAAACCAAAGTCTAAAGGTGGTAAAAATATTTTAGGTAACTATGTGCTTACAAACTGTAAAGAAAATTCTCTTAGAGGTGATAAGAATATAGATTACTATATAGAAAACAATGAACAAGGAATGTTGGACTACATTAAATGGTTTGAAACACACAAGGTTCCTGGGTTCGATTGTATAGGTTATATACGAAAAGTAATCAATACAATTAATAATGTTAGTGAGAAGTTTATAATAATTAATATGATTAAATGAAAGGAAAAAACTATGGCTTGCAAAGGTAAAAAGAAAGGAAGATAATATGAGTTGGTTAACTGATAAAAGTCCAATACTTCAAAGTGATATTCCTAATAAGATTGAGACACTTCATAACCAAATTTATTATCATAAAGGTAACGCTTATTTAATACCTAGAGGATTAGTTAGTGATAACTATACAATACCTTTAGGTATTAATAAAAGTAAATGGGATGTACGAGCATCGCATCTTCATGATATAGCTTGTAAGTATCACCAAGTAATATTAATTAATTTATCATTACCTACTATAATAGATAATTATTTAGAAGATATTACAATAGATGATAAAGATATAACTATATGCAAAGATATACCTAAAGAATATTTATCAACTATGGAAGTAAGTTTTAATAAAGCTAATAACTTATTAAAAGACGCAATGGTCTCGTCTGGTATTCCTACTAGATATTGTAAACTATATAGATTTGCTGTTAACTTTAATCTTAATTGGTTATTTACTGGTAAGGATAAAATAGACTTAAATAAATTATATAAAGATAATATCATTACTTAATATATATTATAATATACTATATACTATATAATATATAATATATATTATAATAAATATATTATAATATAATATATAATAATATAATATATATATTATAATAATACAACCTTCCGCAAAGGCGGTTCGGTTGTAACCTAATTATAACATATATTTTTTAGAATTACATCATAATAAATAATGATTGTTTAAAGGGAAATTAAAATGAAAGATGTAGACTCATTAATCTATAATGAATTAGTAGCAATGAGACAAGATTTAAAAGATTATATGGAGAGAACTGATAGAAGAATACTCTCTCTAGAGAAGTTTAAAGAGAAGGCAATGGGAGTCTGCTTATGCGTAGGCGTAGGACTTAAATGTGCTTGGGATTATATAGTAGAAAGGATAGTATAATGGCATATAGAAATATAGTCAAGGAAATGTTCGATAACCAAATGTCAGAAAATCCTAGAAGCTATTCGGAAAAAGATTTTGAGGCTGATATTATAAATCAGTTAAAACAAAATGTATTCAATCAAGAGTATGACTTAAAGAATAGAGTGTCAGAATTAATGGATGTAAAGAGATATAGAAATAGTATAGGCGATAAAGACTATGACCCTATATTGCGTAGAGAGTTCTCATACAGAAATTATGGTAGTGGTAAACATAATGATGTTTTTGAGATGGGTAATATTGAACTAATAAAAAAATATCTCCAAAATGATGACCCTATCTTTAGAACACAAGCTACGATAGGTAGCGGAAGATACACAATAGACCCAAGTGGGAATGTTATAGTAACTGACACATACAATTTCTCTAAAAATAAACATATGAAAAACATGGCAGACTTATTACATTTGATGGGAGCATATAAAGGTAACGCATTTCCTATTAGTATTAATTTAGGAAATATAAATGATTGGGAATTACAATATACTGGTAACAGAGACTTGGACCAATACTACAATAGATACAATAGATACATTGGTGAATAATTATGGCAAGTTTAAAGATGATAACATTTCATTGGACTGGCGGTACTTATACACCTAATAGCGTAGACCTTAACGCTTATCATTTTCTTATAGATGGTGATGGTAAGGTCCATAAAGGTAAGTATAAGCCAGAAGATAACCTTAACTGTAAGGACGGAATATACGCACGACATTGTGGTGGTGGTAATACAGGTAATATAGGTATAGCTATTTGCGCTATGTGGAATTCTAAAGATTACCCCATAAAGCGTATACAAATAGAAGCCGCTTGTAAATTAGCGGCTGAGTTGGCAGAACGGTACGGAATTAGAATTACTGATAAAAGTATCGTGACCCATTCAGAGTTCGGTAAATCTCATCCTAATACTACAAGCTATGGGAAGATTGATATACAATCATTGCCGTGTGTTTCTATATATGGTGTTGATAGCGTTGGTAAATGGATAAGAAATAAAGTACAATGGTACAGGAGTAAGATGTAATGGATGAAAGTTATATAGATATAGCAAAGATGATATGGAATGAGATGAACCCAATAGAAGGATGGACCAGTCCTCAAGCTAACTTTATGATGAACAGCTTGAGTAATGAACAACCTAAAGCAGCTCTATTTAAACATAATATAAACAATATAACAAATATAGATGGAAGTAAGGTTAGATTACCTTGGTTAACTAAGGCAAATATATCTAGAGATAACGCAAATAAACTATTACAATACGGTGATAAGACATATCACCAAGCTTATGTTGTGCCAGAAGATGAAATTAAATATATAAGAAATGATTTTGATAAAATAAAAAATAGAATACCAACAAAGTCTTTAGGTAAACTTGTGAACAAAATCTTGAACGAACCAGTTATTAAAACAACTGGTAAGATTACGAGTAGATTAGCTATACCTTTAGCCATTATAGATGGTATTGGTTTTAATCAACCAGTATACTAAAATTAGCTAATAGCTTGACGATTAAATCTAAGACTACTAGCAGGCTCGTAGAGACGAGTAGGTATAATAATGATAAAGATGTATAAGATAACAAAAAAGCCCGCAGGAAATTAATCCTAGCGGGCTATCTTTTTGTTTATTTGTAATACAAAATATAAAGGAGAGTATTAAATTTATTTTTTAACTTCATATAATCCACCAGCTAGTGGGTCAAAATCTAACTTAGTTTGTCTAGCTTTTTGTATCCGTTGATATAATTCTGATACAGCTAAAGCATTCCAAGCCATATGAGATAGGTGTGGAAGGTTACTTTCTGGGTCTAACTCCTCCCCATTTTTATAATTAAGATAATGTCGCAACATTGCATTTAGATATCTTTCTATACCATTATCAACTTCCTG